ACTTTGCCATAAGACGAGCACTGTCAACATCCCAAACACTTGCAAATAGTTTAATGTTTTGTGTTTTTGCATAATCGATCAACTCTTTTATTTCATCTTCACTAAATTCTATTTTATGTTTGTATTGAAGATAAGTCATTTCACCCCAAGGCGTTTGCTTTCTTTTTGATTTATGTTTTTCCGGAACACATATATCAGGATTTCTTTTTTGGATTTTTACATATTGACATCCTGCTTTACTTGATTCGTCTATTAATTGCTTACAAATTTCAATGGATCCATTGTGATTAATGCCGATTTCTGATATTATTTTTACCATTATATATTATCAACTGTTTTCTGTATAAATTTTTTACCATCAATAATTAAATAATTAGGAACAATAAACGTATTATTAGATTGTATTTTATAGTTATTGAATGAAATATTTAAAAATATATTAATTAAACTCAATACATCTTTACGGTTGGTAATATTATTTAAATCTATTTTAAATAAAGATAATATATCATTTATGTATAACGTAGATAAACTTGTTACTCCGGATGAAATATAATGTTTACAAACAAAATTATTATTATAATAAACATTATCTTCTCTTGAAAAATGTAACTCTCCAGAAATTAATGAACAATTACCGTATTTTCTTAAAGAGTCTAATGTATCTTTATGCAACTCATTTAATAATTTTATGGCTGGTAATCTTGTATCACCTCGTTTTTTAATAAAAAATAAAGATTTACTATCAAATACAATTGCCTTTGATGTAATAAATATTATTTGTTTATTATTCAAACTTTTTATATTATTTATTATGTCTTCTTTTAACAATTTTAAGTTTCCAAATATTTTTTCATATTCAATATTTGGTATAAAAATATATTTATCGTATAATTCTAATATTTTTATTTTTTCATAACTATTGCTCCACAGTGATTCTTGATAGTCTAAATACATTTGTTTAGCATTTATTACTTTATTATTATTGGCCATTGAAATATCTATATTATCTACATATTCGTGATCATCACACGTCATAATATGACTTCCTTTTCTTAATATTTTTTGCATTATATGGGAACCAAAATGTTTTTTATAAAGGATATTAAAATCATTATATGATGGATTTTTTAAATTAAAAATTTCATCACAATAAATATTATCTCCTATATGCAATATCATATCATATTCTTGATTTGATATACTCTCTAATATTCTTGTATCTTTATTTGTTGTAATGTCAGTAAAAGGTAATTTATTTATTATTTTATCTCCAAATACAAATTTTAAATAATTTTGTATAGTATATCCTAAACAATTACAACTTGCAACTAATATTTTTGGATTTATTTTTGTGTTAAATTCAAACGCATGATTTCCTTTTTTTCCAATAATTCTTGCTAATCCAAAATATTTTTTATTTATTTTTAAATTATAAAACGTATGAACATATCGTTTTCCATCTAATTTAACTCTTTTTCTTTTTTTATACCCATTATTATCTTTTAAACATATTTCAATCGTATCTTTACTAGTTTGAGTATCAAATAAGACCCTTGCAGAACAATTTTTTATTCTTCCTATTATTATTATTAAATCTTCCATATAATATTACTATATTAAAAACATATATCACGTGTTTTTCCAAGTTTGTATTTTTTATCTATGTATCTCATGTCTCTTGTTATCTTTTTGCACTCAGAACGTTTTCGTTTTCTTCTGTAAATTCTTAAAACGTTTAGTCTTCCTTTTTTGGCAATTGCCGATTTTCTTAGATTACGTTTTGTTTTTTTTGCTTCGCTTCGTATTCCTTCATTGATTGCTCTGCGTCGATTTATTGTTTTTGATTTTAATTTATAATGATATCTTTTCTTTGTATTTCGCGATGGTTTTAATTTTGGTAACATAGTCTTCTTCATATATATATATATTGGGATATTCAAAAAAACTTTAAGTGAAAGTTTATCCTTACTGGAAAATTGAGGAACAAATATATTCATTGATTTTATACTATATTTGTTGTAAATATTAAACAATTAATTTTATATATTTAAAGACTTCTTATTATTTATTTTAATGAATATTTTATTTTATTTTTTTTTATTTTCAGGTGTTAATTCATTAGATACTAAATTCTATTATAAAAAGATTGATTCTAATAATAAAATTTATAATTGTGCGCTAGATGATGAATGTATAATAAAAAAAATAAATTACTATAATTACAACGATATAGATAATTGTAAAAAGGAATGTTCAGATACGACAATATGTAAAGGATTACTATATTATAATTCAACAAATTATAATTTTAACTGTAATTTATTAAATAAACTTGGTATAAATGAAAAAGAAGGATTACAAAATATGTCCGATGGTACAACGTATTCTACATATAAGAAATTAAAGGCAAAATGTGAATGGTTCTGTCATAATCATAAAACAAAAATAGACAATTATAAAATTGAAACATCTTGGAACACGCGCTGTCACTGGTCTCAAAACTATTGTAGGGGATGTGATGAGTGTAATAATTTGACGGATACATGTGAAAATTGGTGTGTTGAGGACAAAAATAATTGGGACACTAAATGCGGTTGGTCTCAAAAATGGTGCAGCGGGTGTGATAATTGTTTTTCAAAAAATATTAATTATACTTTAGTTAATTGTAATAAACACGATTTATTGATGTGTTATAATAATACCTATAATCTAACAAGATTTTGCCATTTAAACGATTCATTTTTTAATATACCAGAAATAATTAGATATTATTGTCCATCGCAATGTGGATTATGTAAAACAACAACAGCAACATCTACGCCAACATCTACGCCAACATCTACACCAACATCTACACCAACATCTACAGCAAGTTCTACACCAACATCTACAGCAAGTTCTACACCAACATCTAAAGCAAGTTCTACACCAACATCTACAGCAAGTTCTACACCAACATCTACAGCAAGTTCTACACCACCACTACGACCACCATCAACAGCAACAACAGCAAGTTCTACATCAAGTTCTACACCAACATCTACATCTACATTAACAACCATATTAACATCAATGCAAACATCTACAGAAACAATATACAAATATATAAATAATAGTAAAACATTCACTTTAACAACTATATCATCACAAACTTTAAATAAAACAAATCATTCTTCAATTTTATCGAATCACTATATATTATTAATAGTTATTGGAAGTGTGTTATTAATTACTATATTTGCAATGTTTGTAATATTTAAATATTTAAATAAAAAAATTAAAAAACAACAAAACGGGGGTCATATTAAAACATCTTACAATAATCCAATATACGAAAGAAATGAAACTGGAGAATATTTAGAAATAGATAATTAAATTTATATATTTAATATTTTTACAATTTAGAACCTTTTTCACAAGATTTATTAAAACAAATAGGAATAGATTATAATGATCTTACGTTCAATAAATTATTATATGGCATACAAGATTTAATGTCTAAAAAAGTTAAAATAGATCACCATTTTAATACACAAGTAAATATAAACAATTATAATAAAATAATAAATTGTCCTAATTTATTATTTTTCGATATAAATAATATTCCTGAAATTTTTGGAAATAAAAAATTAAATATTACGGAATGTCCAAACAATCTTGTATCAATAGATTTATGCAATATGAAAGCTAAAGATATAAAAATTAATATGTTATCAAAAAAAACTTTATTAATTCACTATCTAGAAAAAAACGAAATAGAAAAAAAGAAAAAAAAAAGGAAAAAATTTGACGAACCACATATCCAGGAAATAAAATTATTTATAAATTCATGTGGAAAAATGAGCCAGAAGAATATGTGTGCCAGACTTGAAACCGAAAAAAATATAAGTATATCTGTTAACACCCTTTCTAAAATTAAAAATAATAACTATATTATATAATGATCCCTTTTATACTAGGAGTGTGTGTGGGGGGTTTATATAGGAACATTATATCACTGTAGTTCTACAATAGAATTTATAAAAAAATGTGTTGAAGACAAGATACCAGATGATGCTATGCCTAAAAAAAAATAATTATATGTTTTTTATACTATTTTTGCTATATGCACATATATTTTCTATAAGTTCATTTATTTCATAATAGTTCATAGTATACAGTGTAGGTATATATACAAGTGAATTATTAAAACGGGTATCATCTTCTTTAGTAGGATAGTCAAAATTAAAGAGTTTGTATGTTGGATTGTCTATAACAGGTATATATCTACGGTTCATATAATGAATAAAATCCCGCCTATCTTTTACAGTAATGGTGTTATAAACGGTTAGAAGAGGGGTATCTCTATACCAAGGAAAATATTTGAGAAGTTTGTTTTTTTCAATACTAATCATAAAAAAGAAGCATTTATTTGCCTGTATTTTTTCTATGTTTTTAATATTATTTATAGAATATTCTATTGAGTTGAGTGTTGACTTATGTGGGTTGATATTAAATCCATTATGCATAAATCCTGGATTGTTTTTTCTATAGAATGTTATAAATTTATATAGGTTAATGCCTAAGATGTGGAACATACTAATTACAATCCATATAATTAGTTTTACATTATATACCAAATATGTTGGTATTTTTTTAATAAGAAATAAATAACGATCCGTAATTGTTTCTTTTTTGTATGTTTTTATTCTTTCTTCTAGTTTTTTTATCATATTCATTCTATTGAAATTACCGGTCCTTGAATACAGTATACCTCCACCTAATGCACACGGTTTTTTGTCCATACCACATGAATAGAGAGAATAATGGAATATATCACTACTATATATCATATCAAACTCACCACCTTGTACCCTATCTTCCAGGAAAACACACCTGTGTTCTGTGTCCAGTTTAATGAGTGCAGTTGTGTCAAGGTCCTGACCAAATAGATGTGTAACTATACAAAGGTCATATCTTTTGTTGGTATTTAAAATATCATCTGTTACAATTATACGATTATATTCTTCGTTCATTGGAAGAACAGTTATCTGTTCAGGTTCAAAA